GCCTGTTTCATCAGGTGCCGCTTACGGTTTCCGTGGCCGCGCTCGTGGTCTCTTCCGCCGGGCTGCTGTTGCTGATTCCGGCGTGAGCCTTCAGCCACTCGGTGGCAGCCGTTTCGGTCATGCCTTCCTTGTGGGCAAAGTAGCTCACGTCCGTCTCGCCGGGCAGCTTGATCGCCACAGTGTCGCCGTTGATCGTGTCATGCTGCCAGTTGGTCCGGTCGCGCCGGGTCTCGGCGCTCACGCCCTGGTGGGCAAACTGGATCTTGTACATCCAGTAGCCTTCCCAGGTGATCACACCCTTGAACCGGTTGGCCATCAGCACGCCGGCGCCCACAAAGGGCGGATCCTTCTGCCCCTGCAGCAGGTCGCCGCTGCCGCCGGAATCCTCCGTCATGCCCAGCACGCCCTTCTTGATCTGGGCGTTGTTGTTCACCAGCTCCGTGATCATGTGCGCCGCGGTGGCGATCTTCTCGCTGTCGATCAGGTGGCCGTCCGCGTATTCCTTTTCATCCGTCCGGTCCACGGTGATCTCGCACTTGGCCAGGTAGTCTTCCAGCATCACGCCGCCGGTATAGCTCGGTGCGCTCGCACCGTCCCCGCCGCTGGCAAACGTGGCGAAGGTGAACTTCGCGCAGGTTGTCTTTGCCATTTTTCGCTTTTCCTCCTTTTCAGATTTCCGCGAGCAGCCGGTCGCTTTCGGCCTGCATGGCTTCCATGACAGCCTGCTCCGTCTTGCCCTCGTTTCCCGTGATAAATTTGTCCCCGGTCTTGTTGATCCTGGGCCGCTTCTTCGGCCATCTGGTCAGGGGCCGCTGCCCCTTGCCGTAGTTGATCACGTAGGCCTTCGTGGCGTTCCTCACGCCCTTCCGGTCGTCTCCCTGGGGATAGACCTCGGTGCTGGCCCCGCCGTAATATTCCCGGATCCCGTTGTTCCCGATCGCGTCGATCATGTCCCGGTTCCGGGTGTGCCCGTACTGGTTTGTGGAGGTTTCCATCACCTTTTCCGCGGCCTTTGCCCCGGCCTCGATGATCTGCCGCATCATCGGCCTCCCCAGCTTGTTCAGGCGCTGCTCCTGCAGCTCAAACCCGTCCACGCTGAATCGTGCCATGTTTTACGCCTCCGTATCCATTTCCGGCCATTCAGGATCCTCCAGGGGATCCTCGCCCAGCGGGCAGTAGAGGTACAGGATCCACCGGTACATCACCTTATCCAGGTCATACAGGTAGTTCCGCGTCTTGAACCGCCAGCCGATGTCGTAGGTGGCGGCGAATTCCTTCAGCACCTTCTGCACCCGGCGCTTCAGCTGGCTTCCCCGGTCCGGCGTGCAGACCCACAGGTCCGCGCTCACTTCCTGGTCCACCATGTCGCCGTCGCCCCAGTCCGGGTTATCGTCTCCCGTCAGCTCCACCGCGCCCCAGGCTTCCGGCCGGTTGGTTTCCAGTACGTCCCTTGAAAAGGTGACGTCTGTCACCCCCGCGTTCAGGGCGTCGATCAGGGTGTCGATCAGGTCCGCGTTGTACGTTGTCGTCGCTGTTGCCGCTTCGCTCATCTCTTACACACCCCCGCCCGTCACGCTGCGGCACTTCAGCCGCAGGTAGTCGCGCATGTAGCCCAGGTGGTTCACTTCCAGGATTCCGTATGTGGTGCTCCCGTGTTTCACCCGCCAGGTCACGTCGATGTCGTCCCGCCACCGGATCGTGAAGGTCACGATGTCCTCGGCGTTCACCGCGTGCGCCTGGTAGAACTCCCGGCCGCTCACGTCGCTCTTTCCGGCGTAGACCGTCGCCTGTTTGACCCAGCTGGTGGTCCGCCGGCTGTCGCTTCCGCTCACCGGCTTCAGCAGGTCAACGGGGTGCCGCAGGTCTCCGGCTTTGATCGCCATCAGTCCTCACCCCCGGGCCGCCTCAGCTGGTGCACGCTCGCCACGATGAACGCCGGGATATTCGCGTTCGCGTCCGCGTTGCCGCGGTTGTCGTACATCCAGGCTGCCAGGTTGCAGACCCAGAACATCCACAGCGGGTTGTTCGGGGCTTTGTCAACCCCTGCCTGTTTGAACCACGCCACGGCCGCTTCGTAGCACATCTCCAGCACGGTGTCTTCCGCTGCCGGATCCGCTCCGGCAAACCGGCGCACCATGTCCAGGTGGCTGTTATTGTTCTCGGCCATGGTTTTCACTCCTTACTTTCCGGTGGTTTTCTTCGCCTTGGAGGTCTCGCCGGCAGGCTTCTCCGCCTTCCCGGCCTTGTCCGCCTTCAGCGTCTTCACTTCCTTTTCGAGCTTGGCGATTCGCTTCTCCAGCTCTTCAAAGTGCTCGTTAATCCGCATCCCGGCGCCTCCTTATCAGGTACCGCTCACGGTCTCCGTCGCGGCGCTCGTGGTTTCGGCGCTGCTGTCTGCCGGCAGCTCAGCCGCGGCCCACGCGCCGTTCACCACCATCAGCACCTTGCCGTTGTCGATGGCGCTCACGGCGGGCAGCTCGGTCACGCTCACGCCCACCAGCTTCTCCGCGATGGCTTCCAGGGCTTTGGTGTTATCGCTCTTTGCCATTTTGATGTCCTCCTTCTTTCAAAATGTCAGCAAAGGGAAGGGGACGGGGCGAACCCGTCCCCGCTTCTCATCAGCTCAGCGCCAGCTTCCGGCCCACGATCGCCGCGGTGTCGAACTTGCTCACGCCCAGGCGCACGATGCCGCGCACCTCGGTGGAATCCTTCGCCCAGGCGTCGCCGCCGATGTCGGTGCTGGCAACCTCGAAGCCTTCCTTGCGGAACAGCGTCGCGAATTCCTTGCCGTCGCCGATGTAGAACGGCGCGTAGGTGTTCGTGCTGAGGTTGGGCAGCTGGGCGTCAGAGACCTTCACGACCGGCCGGCCGAAGAGGCGCAGCAGGGTCGCGTTGGTGGGATCGGGCTGCAGCAGGCCGCGGCCGGTATCGTCCACCAGCTGGTCAATGGCGTCAAAGCCGGTCTGGTTGGTGATGATCACGGCGGAAGCGCTGATCGCGGGATCCAGGGTCTTGTTCAGGATCGTCTTGATCGCGCCTTCGGCGGTGATGGATCCGCTGGTCAGGGCGGTGCTGGGGGTGCCCAGCGCGGCGATCAGCAGGCTGTTCTCGGTCAGCACCAGCTTCTTGGCGAACCAGCGGCCCAGGTAGGCCATCAGGTTGGCGGCCTCGTCAGCCATCAGTTCGTTGGAGACCGGGATCCGCAGGCCGTACTTGGTCAGCGCGTAGGTCACCTTGGAGAACAGGGGCTGGTCGCTGTTGTTGGCCACCGTGCCCATCTCGTCGATGCTGGGCATCGCGGAGGAGGGGGCGGTGTCGATCACGCGCCAGCCGGTGGGGGCTGTCACGGTCTCTTCGTTGAACAGCGGGGCCAGGGGGTTCAGCTCCCGGCGCACTTCGCGGATTGTGTTGTCGATGTCGATCGGCACCAGGAAGCCGCCGTCTTCACCGGCAGGATCGCCGCCGCCTTCGGTCATGGCGTCGTACAGAATCTTGCACTTCTCGTCTCCGCGGCCCTTGCGGGGGCTGATGCCGTTGCGGATGGCGTAGCAGAAGGCCCGCACGTACTCGTTGGAGGCGCGCATTTCCTTCCGGCTCTTGGGTTCCTCGTTCTTCGCGGGAACCATGGGCTGCAGGCCGGGCACCTGGCTGTCCTTCAGGGCGTTGTAGCTCTCCTGCAGCACGCCCATGCGCTTCTGCATCTCGGAGATCTGGTTCTGATGCGCTTCGATGTCACTCATCGGCACAGCGGAGTTGGCGGCGTCCGTGGCCAGCTTGGCGTTGGCGCTGCGGATCTGTCCGCCCAGGGTGGTGATCTGGTTCATGATTTCCTGCAGAGTCATTTGTGTTTTCCTCCTTATTCGTTTTTCGTCTGCATTTTCGGTAACAAAAAAAAGCGCCCACGTAGACGCTTTTGCCTTGGTTTCCTGTCCTGTTCCGGCCGAAGGCCGCATAATTCTGAATTCTGAATTCTGAATTCTGAATTATTGGATAATCGCTTCCACCGCCCGGTTGGCGATCATCACCCGCTTCACGATCTCGGCCCTCTTTTCGAGCTCCTCTTCAGAGAGTCCAGGATCATCCTGGTCCTGGGGCATCCTCGCGGTGATCTCCTGCAGGCCGTGGGCTTTCATGCTCATCATGGTCGGCCGCACAGCGCTGGCCGCCGCATTACTGCCTACGCCATAAATTTCATCCGCAAAGCCTTCCTCCACACAGGTGGCGGCGCTCATCCAGGTCTCGTTCGCCAGCATCTTTTCCAGCTCTTCCTTATCCTTGCCGGTCCGCGCCTGGTACGTACTCACCAGGCCTTCGGCGATCACGTCCAGCACCTTCGCGGCCTTCCGCAGCTCCTTCGCGTCCCCCATGGCCACCGTCCACGGGTTGTGGATCATCATGTAGGCCACCGGGTGCATCAGGATCCTGTCGCCGGCCATGGCGATGATGCTGGCGGCGCTGGCGGCGATGCCGGTCACGATCACGGTCACGGATCCTTCGCCGTTCAGGCTGTGCTCCCGCAGCGCGCTGTAGATCTCCGCGCCGGCGATCACGTCCCCGCCGGGGCTGTTGATGTGCACCGTCACGTTCTTCACGCCCTTCAGGGCCTTCCGGAAGTCGCTGGCCACGCAGGCGTCCGGGCCGGTAAACCATCCGGGCTCCGCCACGATCTCGCCGTCAATGTCCAGCACGCCGTCCTCCGGGATCTCGGCGTCATTCTTCAGGTTCCAGAATGTCATTCGTCATTTTCCTCCTTTCCTGCAGAATTTCCGCCGCCCAGCAGCAGCTCCGGCTGTTCCACGGCAATCCGCAGCGGGATCAGGTCGCGGCTGCTCATCAGCTCGTCGCCCATCTTATCCGGCGGAAGCCCCAGCTCTCTGCGGACCTCGTTCGGTTTCCGCCATCCGCCGCGGATCGCCATCTGGTTCCGCTCGGCGGTGGTCTTGGTGTCCGTCCGGGTCAGGCTGGTCACGTCAAACCGGAAGCGGTAGTCGCTCGCGTACTCCTCCGGAGTAAGCAGCTTCCGGTTCAGCTCGTCCTCCCACTGCTTCACCTTCGGTCCGATGGTGAGCGTGAGGTATTCCAGCTGCTGTTGTTCATTGTTTCCGGGGCTGGTGTCCGTATAGTCCCCCAGCATGTGCGGCGGCAGGTTGTACACCGTGGCCACCCGGTTCCGCGTGATCCGCTCCACGTTCATCACCTGGGCGTCCACGCTGCTGTTGGCGAAG